AAAATATTTTGCATTATTAAGATTACTTAACTTATAATTGTCTTACTCAATGTTGAGTGAGATAGATAAGGAGAATCAAATGCAAGTATTAGACCTACAAATTACCAAAGTTGACCAACTCGGTATGCTCTTGGCTCAAATCGCTGACCTAGAAGCCCAAGCAGAAGCACTCAAAACCGAACTCAAGCAAGAAGAAGGTCACATCGAGGGCAACCTTTATAAAGCCTGTGTGACCCTATCCCAGCGCAAAACCGTAGATAACAAGGCTGTATACGCAGAAGCGAATATCCCTGCCGAGTTAATCGAAAAGCACACCAAAACCACCGCAGTTATTACTTTAAAAGTTACAGCCCGTTAACGCCCCTAGGAGATAGTCATGTTAAAAAGCGAAAAAGATGCAGAGTTATTTTATGAGGCCCAGCGTAAGTTTACTGACCGCCAAAGGATGCTCGATAAGGGCTGGGGTGACTTAGAAGCCCACAGGCGTTTACAGGAAGCAGAAAAGCGTAAAGAGCGTATTGAGTCTATCCGTATGTTCTTGCTGGGTGGTTTGGCGGCAATCCTATTATGTGTACTGTTCTTCGGGACTAACTACCTGATGCACGGCTATGCAATATAAGAAGTTTGACCAAACCCTTCACGATGAGTGCGACCCACCCGCCCGTGAAGCGGTCGCTAGGTGGCTTAATAACCTTTGGTATATAGATGCCATACCCAACCCTGATAAGTACGCTGTAGACCTCGTATTGAGCCTTAAAGGGGAGCATATCGGGTATGCCGAGGTAGAGGTCAGGGATTGGGAGTTTTGCCAATTTAATACGATCCACATCGCCCAAAGGAAGGAGAAGCTGTTTACCCATCCTAGAACCACGATGTATGTAGTAAACCGCCCGTTGACCCACGCTTACTGGATTAGGGCAAATAAGATCAAGGATTGCCCGTTAATTGAAGTACCGAACAGGGCAGTCGCTAAAGATGAATACTTTTACGATGTTCCCAAGGACTTGTGGAAGGTCGTAGACCTAACCGAACTGTTTTAATACGGTCTTGTACCCTGTTTATCGATGATTAGTGCTTGCTTGCGAGGATTATCCCCAGCAACACTAGGAATACTAATATGTGTCCAACGGTCAAATTCTCGAATAATTTGGTCATAACCAATCCCCGATGCAATAACAGTCTTAACGACTTCATCGGGGGTCATGCTGGGTACTCGTATGTCTGCCGCACAACCAATCCGATGCTGACTGCTGTCCTTTGATCCTACAGCGTCATTGACCTCTTTGCAACGAAAAGCGGAGTTAATCATTACGGGCTTGCCACCTAAGACAGACTTCACTTCCTCAAGGAAGGCGGCTAGGCGCACAAGGTTAGCCATCTCTGAGGCATTTGGCGTATTGTCAAACTGCCTGTGGTCTGTGTGGGTCAGTTCTTCTAGGGTGAAATGTTCACTTAGTTGCATTTTTAGACCTAATTTCAGCTATTTTTTCAAGCCCTCTTGATCCGAAATAAAAGCCAAAGGCGAGTTGGCCCCATTGACCCAAGAGCATTGTGTAATTGTCGTTGGTATTAATTCCAAACGCTGACATAACTGCAAATATGATGTAAGCAAAAAACAACGCTATTAAACTTAAAGGTCTGATGTTTTTAGATAACCAAGAGTCACTACCCATATCAGCTTGCTGTCTTTTGGTTAGTTCTTGGGCTTCTATATTGTCAGCATTAAGTTCAGCTAACCTGCCTTCTTGTTGCATCTGTAAGAGTTCTTTTTGGGCCTTTGCTTTGGCTTCAGGGTCAGGAATAAACTTGTCTAAGACTTTCATCCCAACATCGACTAGTGCCATTAATGGAATCATTTTTTACTCCTTGATAACATAGTTGCCGCAATAAACAACATTGCTTTAGTTTGCTCTAAGTCGGCTGGGGGTTTATCCCAACCAACGGTAATCTGCCCTATAAACCTACTGGGGTCGGGCGGTACACTAATTCTACAGCCAAATGTCATGCCTTTTTCAAGATACCAAAGTCCAATTTCTGACTGTGCCGCCTTGTACTCACCGCAAGGAACATTACCCGCCATTAAAGCGACTACATCTTGGTTATTTGCTTGATTAGAAGTAAACAACCCAACATCCAATCCATCATTCGTCTTATCCCGACCTGTCTTTGTATAGGCTCGATACTGAATTCTAGTGTCAAACAAAGGGTTAACTTTAAATATTGCTACAACGGTTGCATCAGTTGTTTTAAATAAGTGAACTGCGGCATCATCGACTCTATCTTCGGCAATACTAGGTAGCTTCTGACTCTCTTTATAAGTTCCAACAATCAGCTCTTGGTTTTCATAAAATACCCAACCGCCAAAGGCTAAAGCACCCATCAGAATAACTGCAAATAGTTTAAATGGGGAATCTACATACGCTAGTACTTTAGAAAGCGTGTCATTGGCGTTTAGTTTTTCTTCGGCCACTATTTACCCCACACTAAAAAATAAGCAATATATCCTGCTACAACAAAACACCAAAATTGCGCTGTTCTTGCACGATTGAGGTCTTTATCAAATTCCTTTTGAAACTCTTTTTCCTGCTTTTCTAACTTAGACTTTAGGGCTTCGACTTCTGCCCAGCGTTTACCGTACTTCTTTAGAAAATCTGCCCGTATCTTAGCTTCTTCCCGCCTGACATTCTCCTCATGTTCCCATTGCATCAGGACTTTTTTGAGGAATAGTTCCTTGCGTACCTCGTTCTCTTTTAGTTCCCTGCGCCTGTCAAGGTTACGCTGTGCCGCAACATCTACCGCTTCCTTTTGAACATCCGCAATACTCTTTGAGAGTTCTTTGCTGACATCCCGACTTGCGTTTAGGGAGCTACTGAGGGATTTTGCACCATCTAGTAAACCATCCGACACATTGATAACCTACCTGTTACCGAGCCAATGTGCGATAAACCCAACGAGTGAACTAATAACAGATACAACCCCCAAGCCGACCCAAAGACCGCCCCTAGAGCGATTAGCCATTGCAACCAGTTCATCAATTGAGGCTTCCATTTTGTCAATCTTTTTTGACATTTCATCAAACTTGGCTTCATAGTTTTCTACCTTCTGCCAAAGAACACCGTACTTTACGGGATCAATCTCAAAAGACATTACATCACTCATCTGCTGGTAGTGGTGTGTTGCCTTCAGCTACCCACTTTAGGTAGGTTTGGTAGTCTGTGTTGGCTGGGTCGAAGGGGATGCAAGCATTGTCAGCTAGTCTGCGAATACTTATTGACTGATTTGTTTTAGGGTCTTTAATTAGTTGGTACATTTATAACTCCGCAGAAAAACTAATATTAGCATTAGCTGAATTCATTACAAATTGAGTAGCATCGCCAGCAACTAAACCGCTACTTACAATTCCATACATATAAGAAGTGCTTGAAGTTGTTTGAATAAAAGTAAATGTAGATGCTAAATTTGTGCCACTAGCATTAATATTTGTTTGAGTACCTGATGTTGCGATAGTTGGTGCAGCTCTTTTTTGAACAGTATATGTAAGATAACCTCTTGCTAAAGTTGTGCTTTCACATTGACCAACAACAATAGTTCCGTAGCTTGAACCATAAGTCCATTGCTCATAATAGCGTTGGCAAAGCTGTAACTCAGTTCCATAAGGTCTGTAATCAAAGCTAGTAGCTGTAGAGCCTACCTCTAATTGCACACCAGTAATGTAGAATGTTGCTCCGTTTGTGCCGACTACGGATGTTGCTCCTGTAGCTGATGTATATGTTGCGCCAGCCCATGCACCAGCAGTTCCGCTATAAGTAGAGCCAGCGCCAAGACTTAAAAACACAATTAGCCCAGTACCATTGGTTTTTAACCAAGTTCCTGTTGTATCTCCAGCAATAGTTACAGATTTTTGTTCCCAAGTATTTGCGGAAGAAATTGTGTAACTAAATGGGTAGCTGCGATTAGCAACACTATTAGTTAGAGAACCGCCAAATGTTCCTGTCAAGCTTGAATAAACCCAAAATGACAAAGTAACTGTTTTAGCATTTGCAGTCCCCCAAGCCAAATCTGAAACATTAAATCCTTCAATTTTTTGGCGAACATAAAATAGTTCAGAGGTTCCTACGGTATACGCCGAAGAAGATGTCATTCCTAAATAATTTACAAACCCTGTTGGCGGTGTTACAGAACCAGCGTTTTGTTGTGCTGTAAATTTTGATGCAACACTGCCTGAAATATCCCATCTATCAACAGGAAACACATCCAAAGTAGTATTAGTAACACTAGCACCAGCATTACGCTGGTCTATCACCATCGCACCATTGATGATTCTGTTCTGAAATGGTCGTGTAGCACTAGTCTGTGCAGAGCCATCCGAGAAGGTTATAGAAGGTGAACTTCCGTTAATGATGGTGGTCATGCTAACTCCTCTGCTGTTGGGCGGGGTAGGGTAGGATGTTCCCATTTAGCAATGTAATCGCCTTTGCCGTCTGAATCGTTTTGTAGAAGAATGGTAGCCCTAGGACTGACGAAATCCGCTTCGGTAAGCGTTGGGTATAACGCAATAATTTTGTCGTATAAATTCATCATGCAGTCCTTAATAAACAACCTTGAAAAAATGAATATGTAGAATTAGCCGCAAATACTGGGCCAGTAGCTGAACCATTTATTAATCCGAACATTTCCATATAATCTGTTGTGCCATTCATATAGAAAATAGCAGTAGCAGAAGTAATAATATCGGTTGAAGCAACAGTATTGCTTAACCCAGTTGTTACTTGCGAACCATTTTGATAAAAAGCAATACGACCACCAGTCATGTTTGTGCTTGATGCACAATACAAAACACCATTAAACAAGTAATAACCAGCAACAGTTGGTGTAAATCTTGAATTAGCTGTACTGTAATTACTGTTTAAATTAAAGCCAGTAGTGGCTAAAGTAACTTTTGTAAACACATTATTTGACACCGATTGGCTACCAGCACTACTCCAAGCATAAAAAGCTGGCATATTACCGCTAACCATTGCTGTGCCTGTTACCGATGGAATAGTAACTAAGTTACCAGTACCCGATGCTAACTGTAATACACCTGAGTTATCGGCAGATTGGGTTAGCCCTGATGCGACTGTGGCGGTTATAATTGATGCCATTATGCTACTCCTAATTCTTTTAACTGCTCAAGCGTTGTGGCTTGGTCAGCTAGTTTTGTAATATCTCTGAGCCTTTGTTTCTCAGCTACGATAGCAGTTGTATCAGCACCGCTTTCTAATGCTCTCTGAAACGCTACATCTTGTGCTTGTAATAATGGAGTGCGTTCTGCTCGTAAGCGGTCTTTAGTAATTGCTTTGGCTTTATCAAAGTTAATCGTAATCATGCTGTGTACTCCCAAGCATCTCTAAATGTTCTATCGGTAGGAATGTCTGCAACATCCACAATCTTGTATGGTTTTCCTTGTGGCACATCTTTAGCGGCAATTTCTTCAATCGTTAATCCACACTCAGAAGCGGGAACAATAATGGCTACACCATCGTCTGTTGGGTAAATAATTCGTAGGTTCATTTTTTATCCTGATTAGCGGAAGATTGCGACATTAACATATTTAGGGTCAAACGCAACATTATCACTTTGGGCTATATACATACTACAAGATGATGTTGTTGGAGCAACTTCATTACCACCAGAACCAGCATTTAGTGAAGGTGAATATAAATTAAACGAAGCAAAAGAAAGGCTTGCATTAACAGATATTGAATAATTTATATCAGGCATTGCAGTCGTAAAATTAACTGAAAAAATTCCAGCTCCACCATCAGTAATAGAACTTACATTTCCACTAGCACGAATAGCAACAGTACCTTGCCCGTTAAAGTTTACCCATGCACGACATCCATACGCTACTGCATCAGAACCATATCCTGAGTTCATTAATAAGTTATTACTGCCGTTTTGGAGTACGACTGTTCCAGTTGTAGCTGGCAAGCTAATAGTAGTAGTACCAGCAACGGCTGGTTCTTGTAGTGTGATAGAACCGCTAGTTGAGCCTTGTAAGACAATAGACATTATTTACTCCTTTTGTATATTTTAGTGGTTTTCATCTTACAATACCACCCATCTTTCGCCTGAACTTACTGTCACAGTAATACCTGCATTGATTGTGATAGGCCCTACACTTTCGGCTGATTTGCCTACAGGGATTGTATAGTTTGTAGTTACGACTCTTGAGTTCTCCACGAATACCTCATCCCCACCTGCACCCGTAGCACCACCACCTAATTGACCCCATGCACCGCCTTGATAGCCTTCAAACTGAGCAGTCGTGGTGTTATAACGAATCTGACCATTTGCAGGGCTTACGGGGCGTTCTGCGGTAGTTCCTGCTGGAATTAAGGCAAACCCAGTAGATGACATGGTGACATTACCTGTAAAGGTAGGTGTCTTAAATTGAGCAAACTCTACCGCTTCACCTGACGCTGTTCCAGCAACCAATCCAACAATCTTATGTGTGTTTAGGTCTAAATTACCCGTCATTGGGGTTTGACCATCTGCGGCAACCGAATCAGTTAAGGCGGCAGCCAAGTCATTCATGGTGGTATTAGCCCATGTACTTGCAATGGTTGTGCCTGTTACTACTGGGTTTCCAGCAGGTAGAGAATATGTACCCGATCCGTTTCTACTCATTATCTGTCCCTCTTTCTGCGCCCTTCATGAGCAATAATTTAACAAGCCTTCTTTGTTCAGGCGTTCCACTATTTGCCAAATCCATAACGGGTCTAGCTAAACGACCTGTGCCATAAGTAGCTTCACCTACAAGTCTTGGGCTTTGTAATGGTAATGTGGCTATTGGAATTAAAGCAGCAGGGCCAGCACCCGCAACCGCAGCACCAACGCCACCACCTGCTGTAAGGCTAGGTACTAACTTTTGTATTCCTCTTGGGGTAACGGATTGCATTGATTGACCTGCTAATGCTGGCATTAAATCTGTGCCTGTTTCTCTACGCAAAATATTAGCTAATTCTTGACGATAAGCGTAGCTGGTATTAGCGTTATTGCGGGTTAAAGACTGTAATTTACGAATAGCTGTATCAGCCGATGCTTTATCGCCTAAAGACAATGCCTTTTCTAATTCACGCTCTACTCCTAAACCTTCTTCATAATCACGCATTGTTTTGGCGTAATTTTTGTCTTGTTTAACGATGGTTTGTTTAACTGCGCCTCGTGTTTGTGTCAATATGCTTTTTGCTTCATTGCTCATGTCTTGACGGTAAACATCGTCTATTCTGCGTTTAAGGGCATCTAAACCTTCTGCGGTATGCAACTCAGGCTTTGCTTTCCATTCGTTAACAACGGCTTTAATTTCAGCTACATCGTCTAATGTTTTTTGCCCTACTTTTGATGCACTTACACCACCAACGCCTTTAATTGTAAGGTTTTGTATAGCGTTATCAAATTTAGTTTCAATGGGTTTAAAGTCTAAAAATACTTGGTTTTGCTTTGTAGATTCAAATCCTTTTTGAAACGCATCTCTACGGTTCTGTTTAAGGGTTTGCATTGCGCCTTGTGCTTGTTCCAAAATATCAGTAACAGGCACATTGCCACGCATATTTTCTACAAACTGACGATTACCAGTAACACCTGATCTAAACGCTTGTTTTACAACATCTGAACCTGTGCCAGTAGATAGCCCTAATGCCTCTGCTAATGCTTTGCCACCAAACTGAGCAACAGGTCTAACAAACTCACCAGCAGCCCCGCCAATAGCCCCAAAAGTAGCAGATTCGCCCCTTCCAGCTTCATCGGGTGTTAATGCGTAACCAGTACCAGCACCAATAGCTGATTGTTGGCCAACAGCCCTTGCAAAACTAGGTATTTGGCCTACAGCCCTTGCTACTTGTGGAATATTACCAACAGCAGTTGTGGCTTTTTGTGCTGCGCCAAAAGGTAAAAGGTAAGAACCAATTTGCCCAGCGGTTGCAGATACAGGGGAAACGCTTTTAGCCCCTTGTGTCATAGCTTCGCCTACTTCAGCAATGCGTGATCCAGCTTCAGGAAAAGCAAATTGAGTAAGTGCGCCTGCTCCCCTAATTAGTTCACCTGCACCGCCTACCAATGCTGGGCCTACAACACCGCCACGACCACCAGTTTGAGGATTGCGTAAACTAGTTAAAAATCGGTCATATGCTGTTTCAGGTTTAGCTGGTTCAGCTTGTGGTGCGTTTTGTTGTGCTTGCGGTAGTTTTTGCAATGCAGCAGCCATTGCTTCTTTTGACATTCCATCAGGAAATTCAACAGGGCCAACGCCTACAATTTCAACAATTTGTGCCATTGTTTATTCCCAACTATTAGTTTTAGGATTCCAACGCAATTTAGCTGAACCGCTTGTCGGTAAACCTGCTTTTTTCTTAGCCAAATCCATACCAGTTCGCAAATTTTCTTCAAATTCACGAGCAGCTTTAATAAATTCAATTTCAGATTGGGCAGTACTCATGCGATTTAATGCAGAAGTTGCTTTTTCGCCTTCTTTTTCAGTAATTTGACCCGAACCTTTAAGGCTTTCAAATGCTTGTAAAAAAGTTCTATCTTTAATTTGATCAAGGCGCACTCTGAAATCTGAAGCACTTGAACCCGCTGGAGTTAAATAACTTGGCAATCCAAAACCGACTGCGGTTTCAAAACCAGCTAAAGGTTTACGACCTTGCACAGATTTTCCATCTTGTGTAATTGTGTAATCAATTTTTTCTTTGCCTTTTGCATCTTTAATAATACGAGCATCGCCAATTAAATCATCAACATTTCTCAATGTATCGGTTATTGTTGCAATAACTTGAGGTGATTTTTCAAGGTTTTCAATTCTGCGTTTTTCAACATCAACAAACACTTGTTTATTTGCTTCGTTCATTGCGCTAGGTGACATACCTCTACCGCCAACCATAGGTATTTGTCCTGCTTGATTTACAGGCATATTGCTATTGCTTACCTGATTAGGCGATGCACCAACAGGCATATTCATAGGTGCATTTGCAGGCACATTACCCGTAGGCAATTTCATTCCTGTGTCGTATTGGAATCTAGCGGCTTCTAATGAAGTAAATGCAGGTTTTGTGCCACCTTCAATAAAGGTAGATAACGGATTAGCAGCGTTGTAATCTACCCAACCTTTTCTGACAGAACCATCAGGATTTGGCAATTCTGCTTTTTCCCATTTAGGCCCTTCAGTCAATTTTTTAAATGCTATTTGTTGTAATGCAGGGTTATAAGCTGTAGAACCAAATAAATAAGCCCCTTGTGGGTTTGCAGGAACAGCAGGGCTAATTATTTGACCTTTTACATTTTCATAAGTTTCGGTAGGAATGTCAGGCCCATAAGTAGCTTGTTTACCACGCAATAAATCTTGGTATTGTTGGGCTTCACTAGCATACTGCTGACGCAATGCTTTAGCCAAATCAGCACTAGCTTTGTCACCTTTTTCGGCAAGTTTAGTACCTGTATAAGTTTGAAATAAAGGTGCGGCATATTGAAAAAAACTAGGTGCAACAAAACGCCCACTTACCATTTGACCTGACGGCATTTGCTGACCTTGTTGCATAAGCAACTGAGCCATCTGCTGTTGGCGATTTAAGGCTTGTTGTTGCTGTAGGATTTCAGGTGGTAAGTTACCGCCTACATTAATCATGGGCATTTGTTGAGCCATATTAATAGTCCATATCGCTTTGAATATTCATAGGATTCATACCAGCAGAATAGTAGTTCTGTGCAGGTCTTTGGTTATAAGCCGACATTTCTGCATTAGCCATGTCTATTTTTTGTTGGTCTTGTTGTCTGCGTAAGGCATTAGCCATAGCTAGTTGGCTGTAACCAGCCCCAGCTTGTTTGCCATCAACGGTCATACCCGCTTGATTAGTCAAGCCCATACCTTGTTGCATAGCCTGTTGTTGCATGGCTTGTTGTGCGGCTATGTTTTGCATATACGGGGATAACCCACCTAAATCTTGGGTTTGGGGCATCTGTTGAATGTAGGGGTTGTACATATTCATGGTAATAGTCCGTAATCTACGACTTTATAGCCGTCATCAAGGGTTTTAACTGCGTAAGGGAATACTTGCTCTACTTCTTGTGCCATTACACCAACATGGATGCCATCACCTGCTAATGGGTGTGACTTCACTTCATCAACATACTCAAAGCTATATAAGGTCAAGCCGTTGTCCATTACACCTACAGGTTTAATGTTTTCTTTTAGTCTTATGTCTGACATCATCATGGCAGAACCACCTAATTGAAACAAACCTTGATTAAGGTTAGCTTGGGCGGCTTGTTTAGCGTTAAAGTCACCCATTTGGGCGTTGTATCCCATCTGTGTTGCACCCAATATATCAGGGCCAGCAGTCGTAGCTTGTTGAGCAGAATTAACAAATTGTGGGCCTTGTACCTGTGCGCCTGTACGCACCGCAGATAGGGTGTTTAAAGGTTCGTTTCTAAGGTAGGCTTGTTCTTGTAGGGCAGACTGACGGGCAGTTTGACCAACATTAAAGCCTTGAGTTGTGGCAGCAGCTAATAAATCATTTTCACGCCTTGCTTGTGTCAACATTGCTCTTTGATAAGCCTCAGAACCAATATCAATTCCACGATTTGCAAGGTCTTGATTTAAACTTTCACGACTTTGCTGAATCTGTGGTTGTAACCGTTGCATATACGCATCTTGATAGCTTTGGCTAGGATTAAACCCTGTGGTCGGTAGTTTGCTTGTATCAAACGGGGTTTCAAGCATATTTTGTACATAGCCTAAACCCTTATCTGCTAACTGACCTAAACCAATACTGGTTTTATTTTGATAATCAAGCAGTTGTTGTTGGGCGGGGCTTAAAGTCTGTGTAGCAGTCCAAGTAGGATTGCCGTAGGGGTCAGAACCAGTAATATCGTACTTAAGACTGCCGTATGGCGTGATTTGATTAACCCGATTAGCCGCAGTAGCAACCCGTGCCGCATCAATATTACCTGCCGCTGTTTCTTGTGCCGCTGCCCTGTAATCAGGGGGTGCAGGCGCACTCGGAGCAGGCCCTAATCCTAAAAATCCACCACCACCCATACTATTCTCCCTTGTTTAGAGAGCATCGGATGTTAAGAAACCGACACTCCTCTTTTCTCATAGCCATAATCACTAAATCACCACTTATGTGGGCATCAGGTATATCGGCTACCACTTTAAAACCAAGGTGTCGGTTTAATCGTAAGGCATCTTCATTGTCCTTACAGATTTGACCTAGTATAACGCTAACACCGAGTTTATTAAAGGGGTAATCAAACACCGCCCATATAAAATCTTTACTAGCCCAATGCTCACCAACACTACCAATATGAATCTCACACGCCTTTGGCATAAAATTGGTGTATCCCGCTACTGCTACTAAATTACCATCCTTCATCTGCCCGATACATTGGGTGGTTTCAGGTAGGGGAAAGTTAAGGATTCTGACTAACCATTCGCCTAAATAGCGTTGATTATCAGTCGTAACTGTCCTCAAATAACTCCACCTTTTTCCATTACATAATCCGTACTTGCCCAATGAAATTCAATACCTTGCGATGCAACATTTAGGCTAACTGATCCTGCATAGCCTAATCCTGTTACGCCTTGCCATATCTTAGTAATTACTAAACCACCGCCCCAGTTAGCGTTATCCCATGTATCTAAGTCCCATTCACCAGTTTGTAAGATGGCGGGGTTAAAGGATATTTGGCTAGTCAATTCGACTGTATCAAAATCGGTGCTTAGACCGCATAAAACAGTCGGTAAGCCGTTATCTGTCTGTAGGATAGGGCGTACTAGGGTAAAGCGTTTTTGTTGCCCCCTAGACTCGAAATACGAATAGGCTTGCTGTACAAAGCCCTTAATATTTGTGCCATCATCAGCAAAAGTATCGTAAAACCTACCCACAAAGCCGTTTGCACCAAAGTACATATCATCACCGCTAGTTTCCCAACAATTTGCGTTTAAATTGGTAAATCTAGCCCATGATTTTGTAATGTTGTGCATGACATACTGCTCTGAACCACCCGTTACGGGGATATTGACGATCAACATATTATGTTTAGCAAAGTAATTCATTTGCCAGCCAAAGTTTGTAGCATAAAGGTCTGCCGCTTGATTAATAGCGTAGAAAATCTTGTCAGTAATGTTAACTCTTGGGTCTAGGCGGGTAGACTGAAGTCCTGCGGATAGGGGTACTAAGCCATCTTCGGTCAAAAGTAGGATGTCACCACCAAATTTAAATACGCATTTACGGGCAAAAGTCTGTCCGATGTTCCAAATACCGACTAATGCCCAATCATTCGGGTCAGATGGGTCAGAACCCTTGTAAACAGCGACTTCTCCGTTACTTGTAACGAATACGGCTAGGTCATCTACCCCGTAGCCAGCGTCAATAGTCCAAGTTCCCATCGCTTGTAGGTAGCCACCCTTTTTAAAGATGCCACCAAGAGGGAATTCGCTTACTGCCCCGTTAATACTGTCAACAGGCAAGTACCAAAAGCTCAAACTGTTCTTTTGTACAAAGTAAAGACGCTCTTTAAACAAGTTTACATAGGCAAAATTAGTAGAATTTAGCCCTGTAATAAAGTAATTAATCGTATAAGTGCCTACTGTGCTCGCATCACCGCTTGGGGCAGTAGCCATCGTATAAGTGAGGGTTGATCCACCCGTTACAGTAATGCGGTAAGTTCCATTAAATTCTGCGGGTGTTGCACCTGCGACTGTTATGGTGTTACCTGTAACAAGATTATGAGCACTTGCAGTCGTTAGGGTAGCGGTTAAATTGCCCGTTCCACCCCTAGTAATGGTCGAAATAGTCTGTGCGGTGTTTGTTGTAGCACTTCTAGACCATCTTGTGCCGTCATAAACCACCATCGGGTCAACCCCGTTAACGGCTGGCATAAATGAGCCACCCGCAGTCGTAATCATGGAATGAATCCACTTACCATCGGTATTGCCTGTAAGACTAGAGGTAGCCGTTGAGGTACTTGCATCGTAAATAATCGTAGCCGTAGACGCAAACAACTTGCTACCTGTTGGGCTACTGTAATTCATTAGGGATAAAACCGCCCCAGTAATACCTGTCGATACTTTGGTGAACCCTTTTCTAAGAGTTACATCCGTAGGCGTAGGAAAGAAGTTAACCATCTGAACCGCATCTAAGGGGTTCATTTCAGCAAGCGAATCCCTAGCGTTCCAACCCCCAATAGGGGATGGTAGAGAAGCGGTAACTGCTCGTCTTTGTTGAGCGACCGCCATTATGACCCGTAGCCAGTATCAGGAATGTTAGCGTAACCAATTAAGACTTTGCTTGGGTATGGTGCAAACGATAGGGTAGCAGAGCCTTTGTCGTTGGCTTTAGCAACATTCAAATAGCGGTAATAATCAGCTTGTAGGGCAGTAGTATCAAACCCCTTGATTTGGAAATACTTAAGTTTTGTACCTAAAACTAAGACCGTATCATCAAGCACCGTGGTATCGGTGTCTACAGTAAAGCTGTTTTTTACTTGATCGGTGACACTTCTAGCCCATCCTTTAGAACGGTACTCAAAGCCTAGATACTCTTGTGTGTTGTAGGGTGGCCAAATTTGAAATTGGTTACCCAAAATACGCCAACGAATCCTTGGGCCTGTTGAGATATATCCTGACTTTAGCCATTGCCATTGTTGGGCATCTTCAGGCCCAAGCATCTGCCAATGTTTTGTTTTGTCCCAATGGGTATTATCCGTAATGGTTTCAAAGTCAGGCGGTAATGGATACTTGGTTTGTGAGAAGGTAACAGTTCCACCTACGCTAGTAGCCGATGATAGCTGGCTAACAGTTACGGTAGACCCTGCTACGCTTTCTACATAAGTATCTTGTGGAACATTAGTACCGACTACAGAGTAATTGCTGTTTAGACCCGTGACATTACCAACATTTAATAAATTATAGGTATTGTTGATTGTGTCGCAGGTCGTAGTAATTGCTGTGGTGTAGAAACGATACTCCAGTTCCAAAGCTTGCCAATCGTATTCTTTTACCAAGTCATAGCCAACACGATTCATTAAGGCTAGAACCTGTTGAACATCTTGATTTGTATTACCCGCCACATAAGTGGGGATAGCAAGGTTTAGTTCGCTAGTGGTCTGCTGAACTAGTTGGAGCATCGTTGATGACATATTAAACTTCCTCTGTGGCTACCGCTTTTTTACGGGTTTTCTTTTCACCAACAGCGGCAAGTATAGCGGCCATTTGATCCTGCATTTGAGCCAGCTTCGCATCTGTTTCTGCTTTCATTTTAGCAGTTTCTAACTCCTTTTTGGCAAGTTCTTCTTTCAAAGCGTTAATTTCACTTTCACGCTTATCCGTTTCTGCCGCATTGGTAGCGAGATTTAAAAATGCCTTTGCCTTGTCACGGAACGCATAAGGTGACATTCCTGCCGCCATACCCATGCGCTGTAACTGTTGGTCAGATGCGTGTGCAATCGCTTCAACAGTATGAAACTTCAAAGCCCTTAACTCCTCGGCTTGGCTTTTCGATACGATTGGCCATTCTGATACGGGAGTGCCGACAATATCAGGTTCGTTTGCGCCTACACGGTTCATGTAGTTAGCCCACTGGATCGGAAAACGGGTCTTATGGCTAGGTAGCGCATAAGTATCGATCTCGGTCAGGGTATCGCCAGCTACACAGATGTGTACAAAGTCGAACTCTTTAAATATTGGTCTGCCAGCTTCTAGGGATTCTTGTTCTTGTTGTACGGGTCGTTTGTAGAAACGAACCTGTAAACGGCTGTCTGCGTTGTTTTCATCTGAAGGTAATGCCATTTTTAATTCTCCTAAGTAGTTAGGTTGTTAAAAGGAAAAAGGGGCTACCCGTTAAGGTAACCCCTCGTTTTTACTACAAAAAGCTATTAAACACTAGCCTTACTGAACCAACCATAATCACCGCTTGCCATTGAAGCACCTGACAGGTATGTGCCACCTGAAGCAGTTGCTACAAAGGTTGAAGCGTTAACTGAGCAAGTTGCGGTAGATGCACCGATTGCTGCACCAGCTTGTGCGAATACATAGCGTAAGCCATTATTTGCAAAAGTCTGTAGACCGAGTGGCCCAATGGTAGGAATTTCTGTGCCAGCGGAGTTTGGGTTGGTGTAAGCAACACCATCCAAATCTACACCAGCGATGGGGAGAGTTGTATATGCCATGATATTTTCCTTTTATAATCAGTAGATTAAGTGCCTGACAAGATGCCTTGCAATGAAGCATTAGAGCAGGTAAGGTTACCAGCCCAGCCATACAGCTTCACGATTGCATCTTGGTTAATCGATTGACGCTCACCACCGATAGGAACGAAATTACGCTCTTTGTGTGGGCGGAAGAAAATGTAGTTGGTGTTCAAGAGATACATATAAAGCGGATTCTCTTGTGCGCCAATACCACCACCGAGTACAACATCGGCAGACATACCACCACCGTAGAACTTCAAGGAAGCAAAGCCAGCCGCACCTTCGTCTACACCAGCAATACGCTGGATAGCCTGTAAGGATGCAACATAGCGTTGATACAGGGTGTTACCAGCAATGATGAGGTCTACCTTATCAGTTCCACGAACGGACTTGATTGCGGCTGAAGTCATAGCGGCTTGGATCAAGGTAGAAGAATCTGCACCTGTAGAAGATTGGTTTTGCCAAAATGTCCAGTTTGCACGATTGATACCACCGTATGTACCAGTTGTATTAGCAACAGCAACGGCAGCTGCCAAACCAGTAATATTCTTGCCACCATTTCCAGTTCCATCACCATAAATATCGGTAGAAATGCGGTTCAAAAGACGGGCTTCAGAAACTTGCATACGACCATCTAACAGGTCAATGATTGCTTCTTTAGACGAGTTTTGGAGCATCTCTAGACCACTCATGGTTACAGAGTCAGCGTACTGAGTAATGCTGAACTGTGCCGCAGAGATTGGGCTATCAGGGGTGATATTTAATACTTCATCAATTTTGTTATCGTAGTGGCTCTTTATCCGCTACTTCAGTATGTCACCATACTGTTCAGACTATATCATCCCTTTCGGGTGGGAAGCTCGTGGGGGCATTACTGATTTCTCTCGACCCCTAGTCGTTACACCTTCTGTGTCCCTAGCCCTTTCGGGTTACATACACAGCTTGGCTCGGTATTATCTTTAAACTCACCTAAATTTAAAGGTTTCCACCGAATTCATCCCATTTGCTTTACATACTCGCTTAATGCAAGAGTGTAAAGGGGCTAGAAGTCAACCCACTATACGAATTAACATTATTAGTGTTTGGATCGTTGTACATAATTTCCTCAAGGATTACATTACCACCTGAGAAGGGCCGTACATTGCCCTTTGAGTTTAGACGCTGTAGAACTGCATTGTTCTGCGTCAAGTTGTCGGCCAATACACCGCTACGGCTTTGAATGGTAGTAGCGATAATATCGGTAATTGCACTATTAGCAAATGCCATGATATTTCCTTTATTAAGTTAAGTTAAACCCTACCGCTTTCTGCTTCGGCTATTTGAGCCATTAGCATTGAGCGTCTGTCCTTTGCATCTGTCTTAGACACCTGACCGCTAGGAGTAACGGACTTCGGACTAACAGCAGTTGCTTTAGCTTTTGCTACTTGCTGTGCCTTAGATGCTTGGGTACCTGCTGACTTTAGGAGTCGATCCTGCTCCAGCTTGTAAACTTCATCGTTAATACGCACCGCTTTGGCATAAGCCGTTTCAAGGTCTTGGGCTATACCCCGCTCAAGTAATTGAGCCATATCTTCCCTTACCATGTCAAAGTGCGGAAACCGCTCCTTGTTACTGCTTACCCGTTCGATTTCTGACATCAAACGAGCATTTTCTTCTTGCTCCCGAATCGCTGACAGTTGTTGCACCTGCTGTTGTGTTGCCTGTAGCTGTTGCATTAACTGCTGTTGATACGGGTCTACATACGCCTGTTCAGGCATTTGTAAGCTATCTGAATTTAATTGTATTCCATAATCTTGTGCAAGTCTATTAAACGCTTGTAGCTTCTGTTCGTAAGTTCCATTAGCCAGCGTGTAGTGCGCCCGACCTAGGTTCTGTATCCAAGCTACTGGGTGAATGCCGTGCTTTTGTAGTTCAGGAACAAATGGGCCAATCGCCTCGGTTAGCTGTCTAGCGTTGTCGGCTTCAGCTTTGTAGGCAGATACGCCCTTCTTGTACTCAGCTTCTCGTTGGTTAGCGTATTCAGCAAACTTAACGAAATCCTCTTTGTTAAGCTGTTCGCCCTTTTCCATTTTGTTCCAAATTTCTACATACTCTTTCTTCCATGTAGTTGGGCGTTTTACTTCTTCAGCCACAGCAGGAACTTGTCCCACGCTGTCAGGTTCTTCAACGGGATCGGCTTCGCTATCGACTTCTGCGCTGGCTTCCTTGGCTTTGAAACGACCTTTTTCGTCACGGTCAACGCTTTCTTCGCTACTTTCTTCACTGCTCTCGGCTTCGATTGGATCGTCATTTACTTCAATCTCCTTTTCTTCAGGTGCTTCAAGTGTGCCTTCTTCGGCTTGCTCTAGTGCGGCTTCCAGTAACTCTCTGCGGTCATCTGACATGGTTTTCCCTATCTATAGTTAAGTTTTGAATATGCTATTTCAGCAATCTGCCGTTTACGGGCTTCTTGGTCTTTACGGCTAAATTCATGGGTT